GGCCCTGGCGGCGAGCCAGACAGCGCAGACCGCGGCCCTGGTAGCAGACAACACCGCGCAGACACAGTACCTGGTCAACCGGATCTCCCCGTACCCGGTACCGGCCTACACGGTCGCCAACCCGAACACCCCGGCCGTTTGATGGAGGGATGAACGATGGAGATCACGAAGGACCTGGAGACCCTGTGCGGCTTGATCGAAGAACAGATCTCGGACCACACCCGGAAGATCCACAATGGCGGGATGAGCACCGGCGACCTGGACACGATCGATAAGCTGACCCACACGCTGAAATCCATCAAGGCCGTTCTGCAGATGGACGACGGGTACAGCAGCCGGTACGATTACAGCCGCGGATCTTACGGACGGAGACGCGACAGCATGGGCCGGTATTCCCGGAATACCCTGGCGGACAAAATGCGCGAGCTGATGGCGGACGCCCCGGACGACCGGACGCGGATGGAGATCCAGCGGATGGTAGAGAAGCTGGACGCGTAAAGGAGGAAACGGCCCATGATCACAGAATCCGATCTGCGGGAGGCGATCGCGGAATGCATGGGCCAGCGGAACCCGACCGCGAGCACCTGCATCAAGCTGGCGGCATTTTACACGATCCGCCGGGAGCTGTTCGGGGAAGAAAAGGACGACGGACGGCTCCCTGGGTATTCTTTTCAACCCGGACCGGCGGAGACGCTGGTCGACAACCCGGGTGATAGCGATTTTGCACGGGCGGTCGACGGCCGGAAGCAGGAAGAAATCTGGCCGCTCCTGGACGAAATGATGGACACGATCAACGCGATCCACCCGCGACTTTATGCCGCGGTGATGGACCGGCTCCGGTAATAACCGGAGCCTTTTATTTGTCCGATTTTGACGGTAAAATGGCGATATTCCGCGAAAAAAAGATAGACAATACAATTATAAAATTGTATAATATAGATGATGAAAGAAGGGCCACGGCCCTGGACGAACGACAAGGAGGGCACCACGATGAAAAGCAACCTCAAGACCACGACGGTAGCCGGAAAGACCTTCACGGTCTGGAGCGACTACATGAAGCGCGGAACCTACGCGGAAGACGAAAACGGCGAGACCCGGCGGATCGCCGGCGGGAACTACCTGGTGAACGACCTTACAATCCGCAAGGCGATCGCGGCGAGCTTCCGGCTCCATACTTTCAGAAAGTGAGGAAACCACGATGGAGAGATTCAAGACGAAATTCACCGCGACCTTTAAGGACGGATACCAGATCGCAAAGACCACGGACGACTTCGAAAATCGGGCGGCCTTCTACAATTGGATTTGCAGAAACGCCCTGGGCAAGGGCCACGGCGGCCTGGAAGAAATCACCTGCAGCATTCTGCCGGCTTGAACAGGAAAGGGGAACACGAAGATGAAGACCACGACCTACACGATCACCGAGCTGCGGGAGCTGATCGGCGGAGAAGCCTACCGGAAAGCCCTGGCCTGGGTTAGCGGCCAGACCGGGATCCCGACGGACGACGAAGACACCCTGGCGATGGAAGCCGACGAATTCCGCTGCCTTTTCACCAAGAACGGACGGACGGCCGGGAACTTTTGAGAAGGAGGACAATACGATGACACGGAGATACCAGCTGACGACGACCTGGGACACGGGCGAAACGAAGCGGCAGAGCTTCGGGACCATTGAAGCCGCGAGGAAGGAAACAACCTTCTGGACATTACGGGCAAAAGGATACAAGCACACGGTGACCTTTAAACTGACCGACAAAGAGACCGGCAAAGAGATCCCGGTCGGAAAGGAAACGACGATGAGCAGCATGACAACCCTGGCAGCCAAATACAGGCTCCCGCTGAAGACCACCCCGGAAGACTTGGAGATGCACTATGGCGGAACCCTGGATTTTGAGAAGCCCGACGGATTGAAAAGGATCCTCCTGGCCGGGTACATTTACAACCCGGACGGAAAGAGCTGGATCGGAGCGGTCTACGAATACCTGGACGACGACGCGACGACGGTCGAGGACGAGATCGCAATCCGAGAGATCAGCAGCGAGCGCTTCACGACCGACGGCAACGCGATCGCCTGGGCGATTGCGAACGCATAAAGAGAAGGGAGAGACCACGATGACGATCACGAAAGCATACGAACGGCTCCGGCAGCTGAACTACCTTATCTGCGCGGAAGAATACGATCCGATGCTGAACCCGAACCCGGACGAGCAGAAACTGAAAGCGCTGAAGGCAGAAGAAGCAGAGCTCACGAAGATGGTCCAGGATTTCGCAGACGACCCGATGACGCAATACTGCGGGTTTTAAGTTGACCCCGGCAGACGCGGCCTCCACCGGAGACCGCGGAGCCGGCGCCAGCCGGAGAAAGCGAGGGCAAACCATGAAATTCTACATTGCATACGGCTCGAATTTGAACAAAGCGCAGATGAACCGGCGCTGCCCCGGAGCGGTCGCCCTGGGAACGACGACCCTGCCAGATTTTCAGCTGGAATTCCGGCGCGGTTATTTGACGATCGAATATCGCAAAGGAAGCACGACGCCGGTCGGGATTTGGGCGATTACGGAAGCCGACGAAGAACGCCTGGACCGTTACGAAGGATTCCCCGGGACCTATTACAAAAAGCAGCTGACGGTCAACCTTTACGGAAGGAAGCTGGAAGCGACCGCCTACGTTATGCACCCGATCTTTCCGAAGCAGAAGCCCTCGGACATTTACATGGAGACGGTCCGCAGGGGGCTGCAGGATTTCGGGCTGAAGGACGACCAGCTGATCTACGCATACCTGCGAGCAGCCGGCTGACTACCAAACTGACTACCACGGATGGAAGAAAAGCGACATTTTGATACGATTTGGACATCCGACGAAGGAAAAAGAAAAGACCCGCGATCAAAGCAAATCGCGGGTTTTCTTATGGCTCCCCAGGTAGGGCTCGAACCTACAACCCTTCGGTTAACAGGCGAAACGTTCTGGAAGCCGGAGCCATTTATTTTTCGGGCTTTCCGGCAGCAGGCAGAACCGGCTGACTACCAAACTGACCACGAATCATTGTTTTTTTGAGCTTTTCCGCCTCTTTTTCAGACCGGCGATCCGACGCCTCGTCGTAGATTTTGAGTATCATTTTTGCATCCGCATGACCCATCCAGCGAATACAGGTGTTTATTTCAACCGGCGGATCAGCATCCCGGCACATACAGCAGAAGGAATGCCGGAGATCATACGGGACCACGGTGAACGACCGCCAGGGCGGAAGCGAACCGCCGGCCGCAAGAATCGCCTTATGCTCCCTGGTTTTTCCATACCACCGACGGGACACCCCGTTTATTTCCGTTTCCATACAGGACACATAAGACTCCCAGGCGGACCGCCACGCCTGGATGGTGACCTGGCCGCCGGCCGCGCTGGAAATCAGCCGGCCGGTTTTTCCTTCAAGCGCATCCCGGAGCGGCGGAAAAAGCGGAATGGACCGGGCAGCCTTCTGTGTTTTACCGGAGCTGGTGATCCGGTACCGGGTACCATCCAGATGCGCGAATTCACGCAAGGTGATTATTTCCCGACGAAAATCCACGTCCCGGTCGATGACCAGGGCCTTCATTTCCTGCGGCCGGAGCCCGGCATACAGCATAGCCATGACCGCCGGCCAGGCGCGGTGATCGGTACACAAGGAACAGATCCAGCCGCGCTCTTCTTCCGTTATTTGACGATGACCACCCGCGGTGCCTTTATGCGGGCGGGCGGATTTATCCCGGGCCGGATTTGAGACGATCAACCCGTCCGAGACAGCAGCGTCGAAAAGAGCGCAATAAAGCTGACGGGCGCCCTGGATGTACGAATGCGACAGGCCGAGATACCGGCCGGAATAGACAGCCTTGATGTGAGACGGCCGGACGTCCGGCAGCAGGAACGGCCCGACTTCATCCAGCAACTTCTGCAGATGGATACGGAGCCCGGCCAGGGTTGACGGAGCCACGGACGGATACGCGCGGACGATCCAGCGCTCCGCGAATTCCTGGACGGTCGGCACGGAGACCGCCGCGAGCTTTTCCAACCGCCTGTATTCGTCGCGCTGGGCCAGGGCCTCGTCCTCGGTTGAGCCGTAGAACCAGACGCTTTTATAACGGCAGGCGAACCGGCCATCCTTGCGTTGCTTCAGCCGCTGTTTTTTCTGGCGCGGCATTATTCCTCGTACCCTTCCATGAAGGAACCGAAATCCGCAAGGGCGGAGCGGTCGTCCCATGTCAAAAACGGCTGGAACGCAAGGAAGTTATTGATGTATTCCGAGAACAGATCCCGGACCGCGCGGTTTAATTCTGACGGTACCCGGACGCCCGGGAACTTGCGCATTCCGGCCATACAGCGCTCATAGCAGCCGGTGACATTCCCGACGACTTCCAGGGTGAGCGGTACCCCGGCCTTCCGGATCGCATGGAGCAGCGGCCGCGGACAAAGCAGATGCTGCGCGAAACAGAGCGCCTCGGCGGTGCGGACCTCTTCGGGCCGGGAACCGTCATGGCCCAGGACAATATGTCCGAGCTCGCGAGCCAGGGCGCGCTGAACCATGTAAAAAGGAAGACGTTGATTATACGCCACGATATACCGGAGCTTTTCACCCGGAAAATGGAAAGTCGCAGCGTCTTGATTTTCACCAAACAGCGAAACCAGATCCTGGCGGTCAATTCCAACATTGCTGGACATTTCCGCAAAGGAAAGAACCAGGACGCCGGGCGCGCGCTTGTAGATCGGGATCGGATCAACCGGAGCCGTTGAAATTCCATTTTTTATGATCGTTTCCATTGCGGCGGCCGCAGCCTTTTCATAATTCGGTTTCATTTTCGGCACCTTCCCCTTCGAAATATTCCGGGTGTTTTGAACACACCGCCCGGACCACGGCCAGGATCATCTCGCGCTGTTCTTTCGGAAGCCGGTCGACACCGCCGGAAATAATCCGAGCCTCGACGGTCACCGGACGGGCAACCGGAACCGGCGGCTCTTCCGCGCGGCCGAGCAGGACATCTGTGGAAACTTCCAGGGCATCCGCGATCCGCGAGAGCGCCTGGGCGCCCGGCTCCACCTTCCCGCTTTCGTATTTTGCGACCGTTACCCGATTCAGAGACGACAACTCCGCGAGCTGGTCCTGGTTTAAATTCCGGGCCTTCCGCAGCTCGCGGATTTTTGCACCCGTATCAAAAAAAGCCATTAGACAAAGCCCTCCTTCAGACCTGAAAATTGTAGCACGAACGGAACAAAAAAGAAATAGCAAAAACGGTACAAAAAAGGCTTGAAAAGTTTATGCCTTTGTGCTACAATTCGAAATGAAGCAAAAGAGCTACAAAAAAGAAAAGGGGGGAGCAAGATGGCAAACAACCTGCGGGACCTTCGGCGGAAAAAGCATTTGACGCAGGTCGGGCTTTCAGAAAAATCCACGGTCTGCCGGACGATCATCGCCCGCTTTGAGACCGGGAAGACAAACATGAGCGCAAAGAACCTGGCGAAGATTGCGAGCGCCCTGGGCTGCAAGATGGACGATATCGTAAAGGAGAAGCCGGATGGAAAAGCTGTATAGCGTCAAGGATTTGATGGACCGGTACCAATGCAGCCGACAAACCGCGATCCGGTACCTGCAGCAGATGGAGCACCAAGAGCGGCCATACATGGTCCGACAAAGCGTCCTGGAAGCCTGGGACCGGAGCCGGACGGTGATGCCGCCGGCGGCGATTTTCAGACAGAAAGCGCAGGAACGGCTCCGGCGCGGATCTTAAAACAGGAGGGCAAACACGATGAAAGACCTTGCGGATTGGCAGGTCGGCGCCATGTGGGAAGCGGACGCCGCCCGGCAATGGGAAGAAGAAAACAAAGGCCCGGACCTCACGGAAGCGATCACTCACCTGGGCTACGCTTTCGACTACGCGAAAAGCGCGGCCGATTGGCTGAAGGAAGCAGCGCGGAATGCAGAAGGCTCGGTTTTTGAGCAGCGGATCTTGTCGATTTTCGACGACCTGGAGCAGCTGAAAACCGACATGATCGGGACGGAAACCCGGATGAAAGAGGAAGCGAGGAAGGGAGCATGACCAGCGAATACAGATACGGATTTTTCACCGCCGGCCAGGGAAAAGCACGGTGGAGACGGATGACGCTGGCGGAGCGCCTGCGGCTTCGGAAACGCCGGAAGAAGACCCCGGACCTCTGGAATTTGAAGGAAGGATGGTGAACCGGATGCGGAACAAAAGAAAACCGCCGGGCTGGGAAACGCCGAGCGGTTAGAAATCGAGGGCAAACACGATCTCTTGCAATTATTCTATCACGACAACGATACAAAGTCAATCCTGGAGGGGAACAAAAATGAGCGAATGGAAGAAAGAAATCCCGGAAGAAGAACAGGAAGACCAGCAGGAAGAAATGATGGTCCTGGACGACGCGAGCGCCGAGATTTTGATGCGGCAGATTGCAGACGCGGACACCGAATACGACCGGATGGAATCCTGGTACAAGACTCAGCTGAAGCGCTGCAAGGAACGCCGCGACGGGATCGTATCCTGGGCAAAGGGATGCCTGCGCGCATATTTTGACCTGGTACCGAAGAAGGAAACGAAAACGCAAAGCAGCTACCAGACGCTGAGCGGAAAGATGGTTTTGAAACGGCTCGGCCCGACATTCGACGTCGACGACGCGGTGACGGTACCCTGGCTGAAGGAAAACGGCCTGGGCGAATACGTCAAGGTCAAAGAGTCTGTGAATTGGGAAGCGTTGAAGAAGGCGGTGAACATTACCGGAGCCGCGGTGACCACGGAAGACGGCGAGATCATCCCCGGCATCACGGTCACGGAGCGCGAGCCGGAATTCACGGTAGTCATTAAGTAAGAAAACAGGAGGGCAAACACGATGAAGACAGCAGAAGAAAGACAGAACGAGACCCCGATGATTTACGGGCTGATCGGCCAGGCGATGCGCGAGATTGGCGCGATCGGAAAGACCAGCAAGAACCAGCAGCAGGGATTCATGTACCGCGGGATTGACGCGGTCTACAACGCGCTGAACCCGGTGATGTCCAAGCTCGGGATTTTTATTACACCGGAGATCCTGGACCACAAGCGCGAAGAACGGACCACGAAGAAATACGACCAGCAGGGAAACGAACGGACCAGCGTCCTGTTTTATTCGATCATCACGGTCCGGTACACGGTCTACGCGCCGGACGGCAGCAACATCCAGCTGACGGTGATCGGGGAAGGCATGGACAGCGGAGACAAGGCGACGAACAAGGCGCTCTCGATCGCGATGAAATACGCCATGTTCCAGCTTTTCTGCATCCCGACGGAAGACCTGGTCGACCCGGACGCGGAGACGCACACCGGAATCACGCCGAAGACAATGCCGGCCGGAACCCTGCAGGAACGGGTGAACCAGGCCGCCCGGACACCCGCGACGGTGACGAAGCAGGCGAACGTTCCCACCCCGATGCAGGAGCCGCCGAAGCCGCAAACCGCCCAGGAATACATCAAAGCAGCGGTCGCGAGATTCACGCGGGAGATTCCCGGATTCAACCTGGTAACGGCCAGGGCGGAGCTGATCGCAGCCGGAAAGATCGAGGACGTTCCGAGCGCAACGATGAGCATGGCCCAGGCGGTCGCGATGGTCAAGGCCATCGATGAGACCTACGGGGGGAAGAAGTAATGGACGGCCGGCTTTCGGCCTTCAGCCTCAACCGGGACGGGACACAGAACATCACCGTCACGGTTGAGGCCGACTTCGGCCCAACTTACGACGAGCTGAAAGACCAGCGGGTGACCGTTGAGATCAAAAAGGCCAGCAAGCACCGGAGCCTGGAAGCGAACCGCTACGCCTGGGTTTTGATTGACCAGATCGCGGCCAAGACACACATCAAACAGAGCGAAGTGTACAGGAACGCGATCCGGGAGATTGGCGGAGTCAGCAAAGACGGATTTATGCAGGCCGACGCGGTCCCCGTTTTCCGGGAGATTTGGGAAAAGGGCCACATGGGGAACCAGGTCGAGATCCTGGCGGTCGAAGAAGAAACCGGCTGGGCAAGCATCCGAATTTACTACGGCTCCAGCTTTTATACGGCCGAGCAGATGCACGCGCTCCTGGAAAGTTTGATCCAGGACGCGGAAGCCCTCGGGATCCCGACGATCACCCCGAAGGAAGAACAGCGCCTGGTCGACAGATGGGCACGGAAGAAGGAAAAGGCATGAGCGACAGCATCCTCCAGGACGAAAAAAAGTGTTTTGTCAGCGGCGCGCTTTTCAACCTGGACAAGCACCACATCTACCACGGACCGCGGAGAAAAGCCGCGGAGCGCTGGGGCTGCTGGGTTTGGTTAAGGCACGATCTCCACATGGAGCTGCACGACAAAAACACCGCCCTGGACCGGATGCTGAAGCGGACCTGCCAAGAAGAATTCGAATCCAGATACGGACACGACAAATTCATGGAAGTATTCGGAAAGAGCTATTTATAGAAGGGAGAGGGCGAGCATGACGCAGAACCAGCGCATCATTGATTATTTGCAGCGGAACGGATCGATCACGACCATCCAGGCAATATCCGATCTGAAAATAACCAGGCTGGCCAGCCGGATGGTAGAAATCCAGGCCGCCGGGATTCCGATCAACAAGGAATCGATCCGGGTTGACACCCAGGAATACGGACCGACGCGCGTCACCCGTTACTCGCTGGGGGTTTGAGCAATGAAATACTTGAAAGTTTGGACCAACTTCAGACAGATCATAAAGACCCTGGAATACGACGAAATAGGCCGGCTTTTTGAAGCGATGCTGGCATACGCCGAGAACGGCCAGGAACCGGAAGAATTCACCGGGAACGAAATCTTCCTGTGGCCGGTCGCAAAGCAGATGATCGATCTGGCCGCAGAAAAGGCGGAGACCTTGCGGCAGAACGGAATGCGCGGCGGTCGTCCGAAAAACCAGGAAGAACCAGACGAAACCAAACAAAACCAAACAAAACCAAACAAAACCAAACCGAACCAACCCGGAGCCTTGGTTTCAGATGAAAACCAAACAAAAGCCTATAAAGAAAAGAAAAGAAATGAAAAGGAAGGTAATGAAAAGGAAAGTAATGACAGAGGAATAACGGACGACGAAGCCGCCGCCATTGCAAACGACCATGACCGGATTTTTTCAGCAGCGGAAGACGCCGGATTCCCACGGACCAACGCGGTCCGGGCCAGGCTGATCGATATCTACGCCCAGCACGGGCTGGAGAAGGTCCTTTCCGGGATTGAATCCTGCGTCCGGCACGGAGCCACGAACCTGGCCTATTTGGAAGCCTGCATGACGGACCGCCCGAAGCCCGGAGAAGAACCCGATCCTTTCAACCGGAGCTACAAAAACGCGCAGCAGGAAGCAATAGACCGGCTGATGGCCATGGGCGGATGGGGCGACGAAGACGACGACCAGCAGAAGGCAGGTGCGAGCTGATGAAATGCAAGGAATGCGAATGCGCAAAGCACCCGGAATGGAAAATGGTCAATTGCCTGCTTTACGGGATCCCGATAGACGGGAACCACGACGGATGCAAATACGGGAGGCCGAGAGATGAGCAAATACGGAAACCGGAAGACCACCCTGGACGGTCTAACGTTTGACAGCAGGCGAGAAGCGACGCGCTGGGCGGAGCTTCAGCTGCTGCAGAAGGCAGGCGAGATCCGGGAGCTTCAGCGGCAGGTACCGTTTGTTTTGATCCCGGCACAACGGGATGAGCTGACCGGGAAGCTGCTGGAAAGAGAAGCCCGCTATATTGCGGATTTTACCTACAGAGACAACCACACCCACAAACTGATCGTAGAAGACGCCAAGGGCATGAAGACGGAGCTCTACCGGTTGAAGAAGAAGTTGATGCTTTACCGGCACGGGATCCAGATCCGGGAAGTATGACCATGGAAAAGCGCCGGATTTGTCAAAACTGCGCGGATTGGACGCCCAGGCCGGAATACCCGAAATGGGGAACCTGCAGCAGCGCAAAAAACACCGGGTACCGGAAGGTTTACTCCAGCTGGTGCCCGGAAGGGCGGATGGCCAGGAACCAGAACGGCCGGTATTGGAATCAGCCGGCCTGCAAAAAAAGATTTAAGGAAAGAAAGGATACGGAACCATGAACAAGCTGACGATTATCGGAAACCTTACGAAAGACCCGGAGCTGCGGACCACACAGAGCGGAATCAACGTCTGCACCTTCAGCGTTGCGGTGAACCGCAAAAAAAGCCGGGACGGTGAAGAACAGCAGGTCGATTATTTCCGGGTGACGGCCTGGCGGGAGCTTGGCGAGCTTTGCGCGAAATGGCTGATCAAGGGCCGCAAGGTCGCGGTGGTTGGCCCGGTCAGCATTTCGACCTACACCGGGAACGACGGGAAGACTTACGCCAACCTGGAAGTGTTGGCCCAGGACGTCGAGTTTTTGACGCCGCGGGACCAGCAGACGGAGCCGAAGCCGCAGAACAGCACGCCGGCCGGATTCGCCCAGGTCGAGACGGATGAGCTCCCGTTTTGAGTAAAACCAAAAAGGGCCGATTTTGGTAATAACCGAAACAAAAGCCGATCGAAAGAAAGCGTTAGAACCAGAAATGAAAATAAGATGCACGATCTGCCGGTACGTTTTGAACAACGGATGGTCCCCGGATTGGTGCCCAAGACGAAAAACGGGAGAGCATGAAAAATGACCATGAAAAAGCAGGAACCGGAACCGCGGCCGGCATCGCCCTGTACGCCGGATTGCTGGAAACGAACCGCGGTCTGCCACGCGAAATGCCTTTATTATAAAGAATACCGGGAGGACCTGGCCAGGTGGAAAGCCGGCCAGGCCCGCCCGGATGAAACCGACAGATATGCGCAACCGTTCTGGCGGAAGAAGGACCGGAAGACCACACAAATCATCAGAAGGAGGAAGGGAGAATAAATGCTGTTTGGATTGATCATCGATTACTTCTGCAGGATTCTCCTCGCTGGCCTTGCGGTAGGGGTTGCGGCTTTCGTCGTTTCATGCGCGGTTATTCTGATCGGGGAAAAGATGAAATGGTGGTAGGGGGACAAACGCGATGACGGAGCAGCAGAAGAACGAATGGATCGAAAAGCGCTGGGGATTGGCCTGCGCGAATTGGGAGAGCTGCGAAAAGATCGGGATCTGCCGCGAGCTTTGCCCGAACGGCGGAGTCGACGAAGACGCGCCGGACGGCAAGGAAGAACCGGAAGCACCAACTGAACCGGAGCTGGACGCGGAGAAAATCAAAGCGCATCTTTTGTGCGGGACCAGCGACATGGAATACTGCGAGACCCGATGCTTTGTCGGGAAGGGCTGCATTTTCCTGGACGCATACAGGCTGATCGAAAAACAGAAGGCGGAGATCGAACGGATGAAAGCGTGGAAGCCAATACCGAGCATTGCAGACACACCCATCTATGATTTGCTGCTGAAGGGCGGTGACGGGGATTGAAAGAGTACATCATAAAGGTTGCCGACGAACCGGACGTTATGGGCAACTATCCGCTGACGGAAGAGGCGAAAGAACTTGTCCGGTGCAAGGATTGCAGGAAGCGTTATACGCCGATGTGCCAACTCTATTTTGGTTGTCTGAAGCAGAAAGGTAGCTATTATTGCGCTGACGGCGAACGGAAGGACGGTAAGCAGGATGGATAAGAAAAAACCCTGCACAAAATGCCAGATCCGAAAATGGTACGCGAAAAAGTTTGATCTTCATTTTAGCGGTGAAGATTGCCCGTATGTTTGCGAGCCTTATGAAACATGGAAGGCGGAACAGAAAGAAGGTGACCAGGATGGATGAGATCCGAGCAAGGCATTTCATGAACAGCCTGCGGGACAAAAGCAAGCGGAGCCCGGTCACGGTTTCACGGAAGGCCGCCCAGGAAATCGCAGATATCCTGCAGGAAGCCCTGGAAGAACGGAAGCCGACCGGAACGTTTGAATGTTTCCATTGCGGCCAGCGGCAGGTCGTATGGGGCTCGGATTTCAGCTTTTCAGATTTCGGCCTCGACGGAGAAGGGATTGTCCACGAATTGACCTGTCAGAATTGCGGAGCCGAGATCGAATACTACGTCAGCAGCGACCAGGAAGAACCGGAAGACCCGGGACCGACCCTGGAAGAATGGACGCGCGGGGAGATTCCGAGATTTAACCCGGAGCCGTAAAATTGTAACTTTTTGCCTTTCCGAAACGAAAGCGAGGTGAAACAATGGATGCAAGGGATTTGATCACGCAGGCTGATGAAATCGCGAGAGGGCAAGGATTGACGCAGGCAGAATGGTGCAGGCGCGCCGGATTCGACGAATTGGGAAAGATGGTCAGTAACACCTTTCGGAGGGGCAATTGCAAACTGACGACTTTTACCAGGCTGCTGGCGCCGCTTGGGTACGAAGTCAGAATCGTTAAGACGGAGAAGCCGGAGACAAACTGAACGGGAGCGGAGCAGGATGTTCGAGAGACCAGGGCTGTACAACGCGGATTGCATGGAAGCCATGCGGGAATTCCCGGCCGGGTTTTTTGACATTGCCATCGTTGATCCGCCATACAACATCCCAGGATTGCAGAACCGGAAGACAGAGAAAAGCAGCAGGCTGAGAAAATACGGGGACGTTTCCCAGGCGAACAACGAACCGCCGAAGCAGGAATACTTTGATGAGCTCCTGCGGGTTTCAAAGAACGCGATCGTCTGGGGCGGCAATTATTTTCCACTTCCGCCATGCCGCTGTTTTCTGGTTTGGTACAAGCACCAACCGGTCGTCAGCTATTCAGATTGCGAGCTCGCCTGGACCAGCTACGACAGACCGGCAAAGGTCATAGACCTTCCCTATTTCGGCGCGGTCGGCAGGGACCGCGAGAGGATCCACCCGACACAGAAGCCGGTCCGGCTTTACGAAAAGATCCTGGAATTTTTTGCTGACGAAAACACGAAGATCCTGGACACCCACGCCGGCTCCGCGTCTTCGCTGATCGCTTGCGAACGGCGCGGGATTCAGAACGCCTGGGGATTTGAGATAGACCCGGAGTATTACCGGAAAGCGACGGAACGGATGGCCAGGGAACGCGAGCAGCTGGCACAGGAAAAAGCACAGATAAGTATGTTTGACCAGGCATAAAAGGAGGGCACCATGAGCAGGACATACAGGAAACCGGAAGGCACCGGAGACAAGCTGGAAGTTACATTCGTCAAGATGCCCGGGATGGAGATCCATAAGGACAGGATCATCTGGCCGGAACACGACGGAGACAAGCCCCGGACGATTAAGGACATCCTGGACGAAGCGGAAGTCGCGATGACGGAGACCTGCTGCGTTTTATCTTCCGTTTTGACCGGGATCGGCGGGCTTTCGGATTTTGACGGGACCGACAAGACGGAAGACAGCATGAGAAGCCAGGCGGAAAACCTGGTGGCGCTGATCAAGACCGCCGCCACGGACGCAAGAGCGATCCAGGCGATCCTTTTCTGAAGGGCGGGAACGAAAATGGGGCTTGCGACACCTGCAGGAATTTCGACCCGACAGACGGTTACTGTGTTTTGACCGGAATGTACAAGCACCCGAACGACAGCTGCGGCGAGCACCGGCAGCCGCTGCGGCGGACATTTTTGATGGAGAAGGAGGCAGAGAAATGCGAAAGTATCTCAGACGGATAGCCAAGGCCAGGATGAAAGCCATGGGGATTGACCGCGTCAACCGGAAAATGCGCAAAGGCGCCTGGCGGAAGGTCCTCACCGGAGACCTGGGAAAGCGCGCGCTTTTTGCACAACTGACGAAGGGGAAGACCGCATGAAAAACAGAGCATTCGACCACAGCCACTATGAGACATGGGTGAACCCGCACGATTTGATCCCGTACA